CGCGACGACAGCGATGACCAGTACAGCCTCCGTGGCATTGGTCTCTACTTGGACACCGGCACACTGCTGTGCGTCTACTCGCAGCCGGAAGTCATCTTGGAAAAGTCGCCACAGGCAATGATGCTGCTTGCGGCGGACATGATGCTGACCGACATGGATGCCGCGTCCATCGTGTTCGGCAGTACCGAGTTCCTGAACCCACCTGCCACCACCGAGGTACAGGGTGTCGTGGAGCTGGCCACCGACCCCGAAGCCATCGCCGGTAAGGACAAGCAGCGCGCACTGACCGCAGCCAATCTGTTTGCCGTGCTCAATGACCGATTCGGGATCGGGGCGCCGACCGAATTGGCCAGGAAGATCCTGGCAGCGGCCACTGAGGCGGCGGTACGCAGCCTGTTGGGCCTGAAGAGTGCAGCGCTAAAGGATGAAGGCGACGGCAATGGTCTAGATGCGGACCAGCTCGATGGCAAGGAAGGCACCCACTATCTGGAATGGAAGAACTTCAGCGGTGTCCCGCGAACCTTCTTCATGCCCGGACAGGTCGTGCTGCTGGCGAACATCACCGCGCCTACTGGGCTCCTTCCCTGTGACGGCCGCGAGTTGTCGCGTACCGAGTACGCCGCGTTGTTCGACGCCATTGGAACGCGCTATGGCGGCGGCAATGGCACCACCACGTTCAATCTGCCAAGCGTCGAAGCCGACACCGTTCCGGTACACACCAGCGATGTCGCGAAGGTGGGCCAGAAAACGCCTGGCACTGTCCTGTCACACAGCCATGCAGGCGAGTCCGCCGCAGCAGGTTCCCACGGCCACTCGGCCAGCAGCGGGGACGCCGGTAACCATAGCCACACCGCGAGCACGGGGGCAGCAGGCGGGCACGCCCACGGCGCATCCGCGTCCGCCGTAGCCGATCACGCCCACAGTGCTTGGACGGATGCCCAAGGTAATCACGCCCACAGCGGCACCACATCGGGCGATGGCAGCCACAGCCACACATTCGGCAACTTTATCGCGCGATATGGATACGGCGGCGACCAAGGATTCCAGGAATTCAATAACGGAAGGGTCGCAACGAACGAAGCCGGTCACCACGCGCATACGCTGACCACGAATACCACGGGCAACCACACGCACGGCGTTGGCATGAATGGCGCCGGCGGTCATAGCCACACCATTTCCGTGGCAGCGGCTGCCGACCACGCGCATACGGTTTCTGTCACCGCCGGTGGCGCGCATTCGCACAGCGTCGCGGTTGCAGCAGCTGGGGAGCACAGCCATGCCATCACCGTGAAATCTACAGGCGGCGCAGCCAACCTGCCCGCAGGCATTCGCATGCGCTATTTCATCGCGTTCTAAGGACAACCCCATGACCCAAGACACTGACACCACGACCGCGCATTCCTACGATCCAATCACCCGCGAGTACGTGCTTCCGATCAAGGTCTACAGCGACGGGATCGGTGGTTGGTTGCTGCCCGACAACACCGTGCTCGCGAAACCGAAACGCGCCGCTGTGGAACTGGAAGCCCTGCGACTGAACGCCACGGGCAAAGCGTGGGAGATCGTGCCCGACTATCGCCGCCGGATGCTCTGGGACAAAGGCACAGCCGCAGCCATGGCAAACAATCTGCAGCTCGGTCAGGTACCTGCCGATGGTGCAACACACCTGCCGCCCCTTCCCATCCCCGAAGGGGCGCCCCAGCGCAACGCATGGAATGCGCCCACCGACGCATGGGGGTTGGTGCCCGACTACAGCACCACCCAGCTCTACGACAAGGCCACAGGCCAGCACGCCGCTTCCATTTCGGCGGGTATTGCGCTGCCGGAACAGCTGACCGACATCGCACCGCCACGAAATCACGCCGGCCCATGGGTATTCGTAGATGCGGACGGCATTTGGATCCTCGCCCCCGCCCCCGTCGAGCCGGAACCCACGCCCATCGACGGCGAGGCCGGCCCGTGAGCCAGCGAGGCGAGATGCCTGCAGAGGTATCCAACCTGATCCGCACCGGCACGGTCGTCGCGTTTCAAGCAAAACCACCGCGCGTGCGCGTGCGAACAGGCGAGATAGAGACGGATTGGATCTGTTGGGGTGAGCGCCGCGCAGGTTCCCATTCCAAGACCTGGTCACCACCTTCGCCGGGCGAGCAAGTCGTACTTCTGTGCCCAGAAGGTGACATCAGCCAAGCCATCGCCGTGTGCAGCCTCAACAGCGATTCCCATCCCGCACCGGCTGACGGGGCAACCGTCGAACGCACGGTCTACGGCGATGGCTCTGTGATCGACTTCGATAGCGCCACGTCCACCCTGATAGTCAACGTCAGCCAAGGACGCGTGGTGGTGAACTGCGACGCCGCCTCGATCACCGCCGCTTCGGCCGTGGATCTGGACACACCGCAGGTTCGATGCACCGGCAAGGTCAGCATCAACGACGAAGCCACCATCGAGTCGGCCGCAAGCGGTGTGTTCCGTAGCCAGGACGGGAAGACCGTTACCGTCGTCAAAGGCATCGTGACGAAGATCCAGTAAACAGCGCTTTTACAGACTAAAGGCGGTGGCGCCACGCGCTTCACCGCCGACCATGAAGGCATGGAACATGCCTTGACCACCTTCGCTGCAATTGCACGCGCATCCACCAACGGTGATGCGCAGTGATTGGCATGGACGTGCGCACTGGAAAGCAAATCGACGGCGAAGCCCACCTTGCCCAGTCCATCGCCGACATCCTGACCACGCCTATTGGTTCGCGCATTGAGCGACGCGACTACGGCTCTCTGATTCCCGAGCTGATCGATCAACCCTTCAATTCCATGACCAAGCTGCGCCTGTTCGGTGCGGCTGCGACGGCATTGATGCGATGGGAACCCCGCATTCAAGTCACGCGCCTCTCGCTACCCGGCGCCGACGTCCACGGCGCCGCCGAGCTGGTCATCGAAGGCCGACTCACGCAAGCCGCCATTGCCGGCCCCACCCGTATCACCGTCCCCTTGCGCGCAAGCGCCCACTGAATCAGGAGCACACCCCGATGGACATCTACCATCACGGCGTCCGCGTCATCGAAATCAACGGCGGCGAACGCCCCATCCGTACTGTGGCCACTGCCATTGCCGGTGTTGTCGTCACGGCGGAGGATGCGGACGAAACCGTGTTCCCACTCGACACGCAGGTGCTGCTGACGGACGTGGCGGGTGCGATCCCGAAGGCTGGCACCAAAGGCACGTTGGCCGGTGTGCTGAAAGCCATCTCCGACCAGGCTAATCCCCCCACCGTGGTCGTTCGCGTAGCAGAAGGCGCCGACGCCGCCGAAACCATCAGCAATGTGATCGGTACCGTCGTGGACGGTAAACGCACCGGCATGCAGGCACTGCTGGCGGCCGAAGCCGTCCTGGGCGTCAAGCCGCGCATCATCGCCGCGCCGGGCTTGGACTCGGAAGAAGTCACCGTTGCTCTGGCAGCTGTGGCCAAGAAGCTGCGCGCGATCAGCTACGCCGGAGTGGGTGCGTCAAAGTCGCTTCCCGAGATGGTCACGTACCGCAAGAAGTTCGGTGATCGTGAGCTGATGCTGATCTACCCGGACTTCCTCGCGTGGGACACCACCGCCAATGCGAGTGCGGTCACCTTCGCCACCGCCCGTGCCGTGGGCCTGCGGGCGAAGATCGATCAGGAACAGGGCTGGCACAAGTCAATCTCGAACGTGCCGGTGCTGGGCGTGACCGGTATCAGCGCAGACGTGCATTGGGATCTGCAGGATCCGGACACCGATGCCGGCCTGCTCAATTCCAACCAGATCACCACGCTGATCAGCTCCAAGGGCTACCGCTTCTGGGGTTCGCGCACCTGCAGCGAGGATCCGTTGTTCGCGTTCGAGACCGCCACACGCACCGCCCAGATCCTCTCCGACACCATTGCCGAGGCAATGATGATCTACACGGATAAGCCGCTGCACCCGTCGATTGTCAAAGACATCCTGGAGTCGATCAACGCCAAGTTCCGCGAGCTGAAGGCCGGCGGCTACGTCATTGATGCGACCGCCTGGTACGACGAAAGCGCCAACAGCAACACGCAGCTGGCGGACGGCAAGTTGGCCATCGACTACGACTACACCCCGGTGCCGCCGCTGGAAAACCTCACGCTGCGTCAGCGCATTACCAACCGCTACTTCTCCGACTTCGCGTCGCGCGTCGGCGCCTAAAGGAACCCGCCATGGCCCTGCCAAGCAAACTGAAGAACCTCAACCTGTTCAACGACGGCGAGAGCTACATCGGCCAGATCACCGAGTTCAAGCTCCCCACGCTCACCCGCAAGTTCGAGGAGTACCGCGCCGGCGGCATGGGTGGCCCGATCAACATTGACCTGGGCGGCGAGCTGATCGAGGCCGAGTGGAAGTGCGGCGGTCTGATGCGTCAGGTGCTGCGCCAGTTCGGTGCGATCCGCCACAACGCCGTGCAGCTGCGCTTCGCAGGCTCGTACCAGCGCGAAGACACGGGCGATGTGGATGCCGTCGAAATCGTTATTCGCGGTCGCCACAGCGAGATCGATCCCGGTACCGGCAAGGTCGGCGACGACACCGAGTTCAGCGTGAAGACGTCGGCCAGCTACTACAAGCTGACGATCAACGGCCGCGTTGAAATCGAGATCGACCAGGTCGGCATGGTGTTCATCGTCGACGGCGTGGATCTGCTCGAAGCCCACCGCCGCGCCATCGGCGTTTAACCCACTCGCCCGGCTGTACGCGGCCGGGCTTCCCTAGAGAGAGACAGAGCATGAGCAAGAACACGAAGCCCGAAACCGACGCTGTACCCGTAGCCGAGCAGCCGTACCAGCCGGGCGTGGTGCCGTTGGAACACCCGATCCAGCGCGGCGACCAGGTCATCGACAAGATTTCTCTGCGCAAACCCGACTCTGGGAGCCTGCGCGGCATCAAGTTGATGGATCTGCTGCAGATGGACGTCACTTCCGTGAGCACCCTGCTGCCGCGCATCACCACGCCGATTCTCACCCCGCACGACGTGGCCAAGATCGACCCCGCCGACCTGGTCGCGATCAGCACCGAGCTGCTTACTTTTTTTCTGAGCAAGGCGACGCGGGAATCCCTGCCTGCGTAGAGGACGCAATGGCCGACATTGCGGTCGTACTGGGTTTCACCCTGACCGATATGTCTGCCATGTCCCTGTCTGAATTGGTCGAGTGGCACGAACGTGCCCGTGTGAGAAGTGGAGCCAAGCAGTGATACAGTCCGCCCATGGCAATGTTCATCCTCTCTTTGGTCGCCTTGGCACTGCTTGCAATCCTATTTGCGGGCGTCGTGTGGGCGTTCAGCGCCGTGGCGCGCTTTCTGGCTGCTCTGCTTCCGTCCGATTCGGAACGCTCCGCCTCCTGAGTGACACCCGGGTTGTCGTCGCATGAGCGGCGGCAACCTTCGGCTGCAGGTTGTCCTGCAGGCGCTCGACCAAGCCACCGCCCCGTTCCGCAAGATCATGGCTGGCAGCAAGGGCGTTGCTGCAGCCTTGCAGGCGCAGCAGGCCACCCTTCGCCGACTCAATGCCGCCCAACGTGACGTAAGCGCCTTCCGTGCCCAGCAGCAGGCCGCGCGCGGCACCGCTGCGGCTCACCTGCAGGCACAAGAGAGGGTGCGACAGCTCGCCGCGCAGATCGCCGCCACGGCCCAGCCATCGCGCAAGCTCAACAACGAGTTCAAGCAAGCCAAGCACGCCGCCGGCCAGCTCAAAACCCAACACCAGCAACAGGCCACCGAACTGCAGCGCCTGCGCTCCCGTCTCGAAGGCGCAGGCGTCAGCACGCGGCAACTCAGTAGTCATGAGCGACGCCTGCGCAGCGACATCGCCGCCACCACCGCGCAGATGGATGCCCAGCGCAAGCGCTTGGCGACGCTGGACGCGGCCATGGCACGTAGCAAACGGATCCACACCGCTGGCATGAATGCTGCTGCGCATGGTGCCGGCATGGCCCTTGCCGGTGCCGGTGCGCTGCGTGTGGAAATGTTCCCCATCTCGCAGGCCATGACTTTCGAGTCGGCGATGGCCGATGTGAAGAAGGTCGTGGACTTCGACACGCCCGCACAGTTCGCGCAGATGAGCCGCGACGTGGAGGATCTGTCGCGCGACCTGCCGATGGTGCCGGTGGACATTGCCAAGATCGTGGCGGCCGCCGGTCAGGCATCAATCCCGCGTAAGGAGCTGCTGGCCTTTGCCGAAGACGCGGCCAAGATGGGCGTGGCCTTCGACACCACGGCCGAAGACGCGGGCCAGACGATGGCCACGTGGCGCACCGCGTTCCGCATGGGGCAGAACGAAGTGGTCGTGCTGGCTGACAAGATCAACTACCTGGGCAACACCGGCCCGGCCAGCGTCCAGAAGATCAGCGAA